CCCATCGACAAAAGATGGCATCGATACTACCCAGACTTTGTAATTCAGATGCTAGATGAACAGAATCGTGTAAAGACAGTGATGATTGAAGTAAAACCACACAAACAGACAAAACCACCCGCCCCAAGAAAAAGAACAACAAAACGTTATATACAAGAAGTTAAAGATTGGGGCATAAATACTTCTAAGTGGAAAGCCGCACAAGAATATTGTGCTGATCGAAAATGGGAATTTAAAATTCTTACAGAAAACGAATTGGGAATTAGTTAGTGCCAGCATATATCTTCACAGACATATTGTCAAAAGCAACCCAAAAAGATGTAAAAGTTGGGACGCAAAGAGCAAGGCAGTTTTTCAGAAAAGAAGGAAAGAGAGTTAATACGACTCCAAGTAGGGTAATGCGACCAGACGACAGGTCTAAACTAACAAGTCGCCCAACGATAGGTAGGATGTATTTTTTCAACTATGATCCAAAATTAAAAAGAGAACTTCCGTATTATGATAGGTTTCCATTGATATTCATGATAGGTCCCGCAGAGGGTGGGTTCTATGGAATCAATTTACATTATCTTGCACCAACACTCAGAGCAAGATTGATGGATGCTTTGTACGATACGATTACAAATCAGAATTATGATGAAACTACACGACTAAGAATATCATATAATATTCTGAAGGGAGCAACAAAGTTTAGGTTTTTCAAACCGTGCGTTAAGCATTATCTAGTAAATAAAGTGCAAGGTAGGTTTCTTGAAGTATTTTCAAACGAGTGGGACATCGCATTGTTCTTACCTGTTGAGAGATTTGAGAAGGCAAACAAGAGACAAGTATTCAACGACAGTCAGAGACAAATCTAATGGCATTTAGTGTAACAGATTTTTCATCACACTTATCAAGAAGGGGGGTGGCAAGACCATCTCTTTTTGAGGTTCAGTTTAACGCACCAAATAGTCTTTCGAGTAGACGAGAAACTTTAGAGAGTTTAAAGTTCAGATGTGACTCTGCGTCTTTTCCTGGACGATCAGCATTCTCATCTGATGTGAAACACTACGGTCCAATTAGAAAACAATACTACGGTTACAATGCACAAGCAGTTACCTTATCCTTTATTCTTAGTGAAAGTATGGTGGAGAGGGACTTCTTCATGTCGTGGCAAGACACTGCTCTGGGGCGTGTGAGGCGAGGTGGTCAAAAGCTGGGTGGATTTGATATTGGATATTATGACAATTATGTTGCCGACTTTGTAGTTAGAAAGTTTGGTGAAAGGGGTAAAGTAAAACAAGAGAGTCGATTTATTGACGCATTCCCATCTACTATAACTGAAGTTGCTGCAAGTTGGGGAGATGATGGTTTGTCTAGGGTATCTGTAACTTTTGACTATCACTATTTCGTTGAGACCATCAAAGAACCTGAAGTTGATGAAGAAATTCGTAATGTAGATGATAGAAACAACGTCGATAAAACCGATTTTGGAATTGGCAGTTTTGATATTGACCAATTTAACGATGAACTTTTAGCAAGAAGAGTAGTATCTGGGATTAGCAGTTGATACTCAGTGATTTGGAGAAATAAATGAGTTTACCTAATATATCAGTGCCTTTATTTAAATTGAATTTGCCATCAAATGGAGAGCAGATAACATACCGTCCGTTCTTAGTAAAAGAAGAAAAGATTCTTCTGGTGGCAAAAGAGGCAACAGACATTGAAAGTGTGACACTTGCTGTGCAACAAGTTTTGAACAACTGCACTGAGGGTCAAATTGATGTTAAAAAACTTCCGACTTTTGATTTAGAATATTTGTTTCTCAACGTTCGTGCAAAATCACTAGGCGAGCAAATCGAACTAAGATATAAGCACAAGACAGGAAAAAATAGAGATGGTGTGGAGTGTAGTGCTGTTACTCCAGTATACATCGATGTTGATGATATCAAAGTAAAACACAGAGACAATCATTCGACAAAGATTATGTTGACAGATACGGTTGGTGTAAAAATGAAATATCCAACCATTGATCTGGTAAACAAAATTGATAGTTTTAACGATGAGGCATCAATACCAATTATTGTAGAATGTGTTGAATGCCTGTTCGATGAAAACAAAATATACGATGAAACAACAACAACAAAAGAGGAACTCATTGAGTTCATAGAAAAACTTGATGCAAAACAAATGAGTAAGATTCGTGAGTTTTTCTATACTATGCCGAAACTTACACATGAAGTTGAATACACATGTAATAGCTGTGGACAAAAGGACACTATTCGTTTAGAGGGATTGTCTGATTTTTTTTAATATGCCTGTCTCATGATACACTGCGTGGAATGATTCAGGTCAATTTTGCAATGATGCAGTATCACAAATACTCGTTGACCGAAATTGAAAACATGATGCCTTGGGAAAAATTAGTTTATGTTGGTATGCTACAAGAACACTTGCAACAAGAAGAAGAGCGTAGACAATTACAACAGAGGTAATTAATGGCAGAAGAAACAAAAGGATTCCATCCCGCAGACACAAACGGTGACGGTGTTGTTACAGAAGAAGAACGTGTAATGTATCTTGAATTCAAACGTAGAGAACTTGAAGATCAAGACAAACAACGAGATGCTATACGCAGCATGGCATGGTTCGCATTATTTGGTCTCCTATTATATCCATTGGCAATATTTCTCACATCGGCATTTGGATTGAACACAGCAGCAAACTTGATTGCTGACATCGCGCCCACTTACTTTGCCTCAATTGCTGTCTTGGTATCCAGTTTCTTTGCCGCAGATGCAATTAGCAATAAGAAAAAGAAAGAGCAGTAACATATGGCAGTTCCATCAGTCGGACTTACAGCACAACAAGTAGATACAGAACTTGCTGAACGTCAAAGACGCATTGAGCAAGCAACTATTGTGCAGACAATCCAAGAGACGGTCAGTAAAGCACTCCCTCTTGGGTTTGGTGCGATTGCTGGAACTTTTGCCAACAGTCCAGTTTTAGGTTTAGGTGCTGCTTTCATTACCGAAAAGATCAGAGAATCTACTGCGGCAGAAAGAGAAAGAAAAGCAGCGGCACAACAAGAAAAACGTAGACAGCAAGAAGTTGCTGATCTGATTATACGTCAACGTGGAATTCAAGATACTGAAGCAAATAGACAATTAATTTTAGATGAATTACAAAAAAAACGTGACCAACAAGCACAAGAAAATCTCAAATTAGAAAATGAAAAACTACTTCAGGAATATAATCTTGAAGAAACAAATCTAAACATGCTCAATGTGATGATTGCGACTCGTGACTTGCTTTCTGAACAAAATGAACTTGTTAGAGATGATGCACAACGAGCAGAGTTAGATAGCATACAGCAAGCAGAACGAGATGCAGAACTTGCAAGAAAACAAGACGAACAAACTAAAGCACTAGAAAAAGTTGGAGATACAACTGAAGAGTCTGCTGAAGAAAGTGGTGGTCTATTCAGTATGCTCAAAGACAAAGCACTTGGAGCACTAGGTATCGGTGCGGGTGGCGCACTTGGTGGTTTAGCTGCAACTGGTGGATCAATCTTTGCGGGGTTAGGAACTTCGGCATCTGCTGCTGCAGCGGCAGCAGGACCGATTGCAGCAATTGCAACTGGTTTAGTTCTAACTGCAAAAGATGGTATCGATCTTGCGATGGATGGTCTGGATGATGACATCAAGACTAAAGTCCAAGGTGAAGATATTGGTGGAACTCTTGGTGGTATCATCGGTGGTGCGATTGGATTACTCGGTGGACCAATTGGTGTTGGTATTGGTGCATCTGTCGGTAACATCGTTGGTAGTTTTGTTGGTGGATTAATTAATCCAGACACTGAAGCAAAGTTTGAAGAAATACGAGCAGATGTAGAAGGTAAGCAGACTGCATTGAATAATCAATTAAGTGTTCTACGAGATTCACTTAACAAGGGTATGATTACACGAGAAGAGTTTGCCCTACAAGAAGCAGAAGTTCAAAATCAATTAACACAACTTGCTGAAGATGAACTGAATCTTGTTGGTGTGCAAAAATTAAAAGATGTCCGTGACTCTATCGGAGACAAGTATAATGAACTTGCTCTTCAAGTTGAAAAACTTGAGGAAGCAGGAGTTGCAGTTCCAGAGACACTAAGGCAATCACTCAATAAAACCGAAAAGAAGTTTTATGAAGCTGATGAAGCATTTGAAAAAGCAACGGATGCACTCGATGATAAAAATGAAGGATTCTTTTCTAGACTTTTTGGTTTTGGTAGTGATACTGAGGGAGAACCAAATGCGGATGGAGTTCGTGCAGACGCTCTTAAAGTCGAACTAGAAAAACAACGTCAAGAATTAGAACTTGCCCAACAAGATTTAGAAGATGCTTTTGCAGAAGGTAAAACGGGTAGGAGAATCACTAATAGAGAAAGAAACGTTGCTGCTTTGCGTAAAGAATTTGAAGACACTGCAAAATCGTTAGAAGAATTGGGTGTTGAAGTCGAGGGAGTTGAAAAAGTTAAATCTCTATCAGATCGACCAATAAGTTCTAGAAGAGAAGAAGCAAATCGTAGAAAAGAAAGATTGGCTGAAATGAGTGATCAGGTCAATGAAGAAGATGCAGACTTCTTTAATATTGAAAGTAAGGAAAAAGCAGATAGCATTGTTGCAGGATTGATTCAAAGGAATCAAGGTGGTGCGTATAAAATTGGAAGGCAAGAAAATGGATTATATTATATCGCACGAATAGCAACGAGTCGATCTGGACGAGGTGGGTCTGATGGACTAGAAATCCAAGACACGGGGAGAGAACAAGTTGGTGCTGATATAGCAAGGGGTTCCAGACAAGGACGAGATAGAGGTCCTTCGACCAATGTAGTTGCACCAACAACTAACGTACAGAACACATCTCAGAACACTTATCAAAGTGGTCCTCTTAAAACAACTGGTGACTTATACGAAAGTTACGACAGATCGTTATAAAAAGGGGTGGCATTGCACCACCCCAAAGTCAAGATTAGTCTTCTTTTGCTAGGTTCTCAAAGAACGAAAGACTATCATCTTCACTGTCGGTATCCCAAGGAATCTCATCTGCTTTAGGCACAGATGCGGTTTTACCGACACTTGCACTCGCACTTGGACGGAAGTTCTGAACTTCATCGAGTTCTTCTTCGTCAGCAGCACGACCCTTCGGTACAGGTTTAGCACCATCTAAACCAAGCACCTTGTTCAGTTTTGCTTCAAGTTCTTCATATGACTTGAAGTTCTCTGGTGCAGTAAACTCCGCAAGAGAATGCTGTTGCTTCCAAACTGTTTCCAGTTCTTCGTCTTCAAACTCACCCAATGTGGATGAAGTTTCAAACTCTGACTTATCGTAGTTACGATAACCTTCGACATTACGAATCTTCAACTTAAAGTTCGCACCTTCCCAAAAGTCGAATGGGTTGATTGGGTCCTCGTCTTCAAACTGAGGATTCATCAAATCGTTGATCTTGTCAAAGATTTTCTTACCGAACTGATAAAGGAATACTTTACCTTCGTTCTGTGGATTAGCAGGGTCTTTGACGACATAGATGTTTGCAATGTACTTGAGTCGTCGCTTTTGCTTCCGTGCTTGTTCTTTGTTTGCCTCAATACCTGAGTTCCACAACTTAGAGTTGTACTCAGACACGGGGTCTTTCTTATTGAGTGTGGTGAGAGAGTTCTCGATGTACCAACCACCAACACCTTGGAAACCGTGATCGAACACACGAACCCAAGGGATATCTTCGCCTGATGGGGCAGGGAGGAAACGAATAACGGCATAACCGTTACCTGCTTTGTCTACTTCTGGTTTCCAAAAACGGTCATCAGCACCACCTTTTTCAACATTGCCTTTGGCAATCTTGTTGGTCTCTGACATGAGTTTTTCTAGATTGTTGCGGGAACTCCGCTTGAGAGATGAGAATGATTCAGTCATCTGTATATCCTTGTATTGCTGTATATTTTCGTATCCACTAATTTCATAATATATGCCGTACAGTATAACGTACTTTTTTATTTATGTCAAGTATTTTCCTCTGCTAAGAATCCATTTTTTCTAATAATATCATCACCAATAATTTCACGCAATTGTTTTTTATATTGTGTCAGTTCGTTACGCAGAAGATTGACTTCGGTTCGTAATATTTCATTTTCTTCCTTGAGTCCTTGAATCTCAGCATTCAATGTATTGTTCATATTGGCAACCTCGCTGTTCTTGGTAAAAAGTTTAGGTCTTGTGCTTCAACTTCAATCTTCTCTTTGATATTGGTAGATATCTTCTGTGCTGCTGTCTCTACCTCAATTTCATTCTCTTCACAGTACAACACAATGGCATCCATATATGAACACCGTTTATCTCGTGCATATTTTTCTATCAGTAAAGAGAATTCTTCTTTCGTTTTACTCACCATAACTAATGCTATCTCCTAATTCAATGCTCAATATTATACTAGTTTGTGAGTGGATTGTCAAGTGTTTATTCTACCTTGTGTTAGAAACCATTCCTTCATCTCAATACATTGCCCATCAAATAGTAATCCATCCAATGATACAAATCTAAACTTATAATCAGATTTGACTACATCCATATCAGCAACAGTATTTACAAATCCAACACACTCTTCATACGAATTGAAGATTCTATCTGATATTTCCAGTGGTGCACTATTAACTGAAAATACCAATAATATTTCTAACATAATTACCTCTATATAACTTGAAGGATTCCACACACACCTGCCACTAACATTGAATTGAATTTCATATCATCACCATGTGCTTGTATTTCATATGTGTTTTTAACATCTTGCAAAAGTTCAACATACATTTCTTTAGTTACAGTCCCCTCTTCATATGCAGTATGAAGCATACAAATTTCATCTGCTTTTGCCGCAATTTCTTTGTTTTCGCACTCTACTAATTGTTGAATTTCTTCGATCATTAGAATCTCTCCATTGCCGCATCAGCGATTATTGCTGATTGTTTTACAAGTTGTTTCTTTTTGAGTTTACAAAAGGTTTCATTGACGGTCATCTTTTGTAGACCCATTGCAGTATCCATCATCGGTGAAATCATTTCACTCAAGTCGTCGGAACCTTTGCTTTCAGAATAAAGTTGAAGGAAACGAATATCACTAACGAGAATATTGACCTGTGACTCATAGTTACCACTGCAATTCAAAGTATCAACTGAGTGTCGAATCTTTGCCACTGACCAAGATTCATTGTCATCCCAAAAACTTGGGATCATAGAGCAACCACCTATCAGAAGTGCGATACTAAGAACTAAACTTTTCATATCACCCTCCTTTCGATATCATGATCGCTGCCATATAATCGTTAGCATCTTTTTTATTTTTATATACTTTTTTTAATTCTTTTGCGTGTTTACCACCAGGTGTCATCACCCTTCTTTTGTTTTTAAATTTGTCTGCATAAACACCATATCCACCATCAGGCATTTTTCTAACATCTTCTAAAAATTGTTTAAAACATTTCATTTTAATTTTCTTTCATCTAAAATTTTCAAGTTTTGCACTCTTTCCCAATTTTTAGCGATTCGACTATTACGATTTACTTTGCCTATCACTTTTCCTTTTATTATTCTACTTGCCCACATTACCACTGGACTAAAATATGTTCTTGGTTTTGGGGTTTCTTCCATTACTTTGCACCACCATATTCCATAATAAGGTAGAACATTACCCATATTGAAGCACCGATAATAATAGCAGATATGATTCCTGCCACGGTGTATTCAATCATTTGTTGCGTCTTCTTTTGTTTGCGAACTTTTTCTATCGTCTGTAAACGCTCTTGCTCTACACGTTCTGCTTTTGCGTCTGCCTGAAATTTCAACCAATCTGCCCACATATTTGCACGACCTTGGTATATCATCATCTGCTTCAGTTCTTCTTCTTGTGCGGCAAGTTGTTCTGCCGCCATGAACGCTTGTAAATCAGACTTGTATCCGTTCTTGTTTGCCTTTTCTTGAATTTCTTTTTTAGCAGAAAAATACTGTGCGATGGTATCACCCATCTCGTATATTTCTTTACCGTCTGCTACAAATTGTTTGATCGTGCTGAATGCTGCACTTGCAAGTGCCATTTCTGCTAACATGTTGTGCCTCTCTCATAGCACATATTGAAAGCATAATATTTAAATCAATCAAGGGGTAGTTTTATGTGTATTTAGTTTAGATACCACTATTGCTTGGAAAAAACATGGTGAAGTTCTCTCCTGATGAAATAACACAAGTAACACCAACTTGTTTATTCACTACGATGAATGACCAAGTTGAAGTTCCTTGATTGATCCACAGCGAGTGATAGAGTTCGTGACCTTGTGCGTTAGCACTTGCCGCCATCATAACGATTTCTTCACTATATCTTTCTTTTAACCCATCAAGAAGATGTTCAGTATCCCCACATTGCATAGGAAGTTCTTTAGTATTTGGTGAGATGCCATTATGTTCAGCAAATGATGCTGTTGCCCATAACAACATGAGTATTACAAATATTCGCATAGCGTGTGCCTCATAAAAGAAAGGGGGATTCTGTTGCCAAGTTCCCCCACGACTCCGCTACTTATAATTAAGCAGCAAGTGCGAACGTTTCATCGTTTGCGTTTATCTTTTCGTAACTCTCTTCTAACCGCCCATCTGCCTGTCGAACCCAGAGCATCCCCCCTAAAACCACTCATCCTTGAATGGTCTTAGGTGGAGATGAGGGGAGTCGAACCCCTGTCCAAACACCTTCTTGTTATCGTCAACAAGTTACTTAATATTTATACCACACTATGCAACTGATGTCAAGAACCAATTTGGAATTTGACGTTTTGTCCATTTTGCAAAGTTCTTCTTCTCAATCTTATAATAATTGCGATAAGCATTAATCGGGTTATCCATTTTACAATGGTCTGGCATTGCTTGTGGCATCTCAGTCATGTTGCCTTTCGCAATGTTCTTTGGTGGGAACCCAATCACATACTTTAGTTTGGTGAATGTTAAATGCTCTCGACCATAACGATATTCGTATTCTTTACAGAGTGCGAACCATAACTGGTACAACCACGAATAGTTATTGCTTGTTTGTCGTACCCAAATTGCAGAGGGATGATTGGGTGAGTGTGCTATATACAACACATCTTCGTACTTGTCAAGTCGCCATCGTTTGATAGAACGACCGTTCTTAGTTTTATCTAAGTAGGGATCACCGTCAAGAACACGGTGTGCGGTGGAGAGAAGTTGTGCGTATTCGATAATCATCTTACAAGTATGCTTATCACAATGCATCTCAGCACACTTCTTTGGATTCCGATCCAAGTAAAATACATTCATAATATAATAGTCTCCAAAGAGAGCACTCTATTAGACAACCTTGTCCATAGAAAGTTCCATTTTATACAATTTTATTTGCTCTGTCAACCCCTCAACATAATCATCTCGTTTCACATGAAACACTTGAGGGTCATCATTATCTACAGCAATAACAATACCGATGTTTGGAACTGCGATACCTGTACGTTCTTCAAACATAATCGCATAGGCACATCCTTGCATGAAATAGTTTTGGATGTGGTTTTCTTTCTTTGCTTTCCGTGCAGTCTTAAAGTCAACGATTGTATTCTGCCCATCCCACTGACATACACAGTCACACTGCCCTGCTACACCCAAGTAGTCTGACCACAGATTGACCTCAAGTCCATAAACAAGATTGATGTTTTCTTCTAAGATTGGACGAATTGAATTGAAGGTTTCGATGTTGTTTGGCATCGCACCCTTTGACCAATTAGGATTGTTACTCATATATTCTTCGGCAAGTTTGTGGACTGCCGTGCCTCGACGAGATGCTTGAGTAGATATCTTGTTCGCAGTTTCAGCACCAACACGCTCACGCCATGCCTTGATGCCATCACGAGACATTCGACTCAATACAGTAGTAATAGATGGATATGCTTCACCAGTTTCGGTGAGATACATTCGACTACCATCAATGTTCTTTCGTTTACATTCTGGTAGATTTAAATCATAATGTTCAAAGATCACTTGTCCCACTCCGTCTTACCCAATCCGTGTTTGTGTTTCACTTGTTGGGTTTTTATTTCCTTGACGTTACGTCCACCAAGTTTTTCTGCAAGAGGTGAGTTTGGGTTTTCTTGTGCTACTTTTTGCAACACTTCTTTGAATCCATCATCAATCTTACGCTGACCATCAACACCACCAACAATGTTGACTGAATCAAACACCTGTTCAAATTCCAAATTTTCTTTCATGAACTCTTCTTTCTCAGAAATGCTCATGAAACCTTCAAACATTTCACCTGTTTCTTTGTGTCTTATTCTATAAGTGGGCACTACTTAATACCACCATGAATTCCAATATTAGTTACTCCATTGGCAACCGATATATCCATTCTTGGTTCACCATACCAGTTACCAAAGTATATATTGTGTGTAGGACTAGTTGATAAACCACACCCCGACAAAAGAAACATGCCAACCAAAGCAATAAAAAGTTTAGTCATACATCACCTCGTTGTATGTTTTGAGTATCACTTGTTCGGTAGCAAAAGGATATTCTTTCTGTACCATCTCAAGAGCATAAGCAAGAACCGCATCAATCGGTTCTTCCTTTTTGACAGCGAGGGCATCAATGATTGCCTCTTCTACTGCCATGTTGAAATTTCCCATTGCGCTCATTTCGCTTCCTCTATCATAAGTAGTTTGCTCCTGTCCACTGAACACGAGTGTTCTCAAGGTCAAACACGTTACCCCGTGCCTTGTTTCGTGCAGGTTTGTTGTAACCTGCCGCCATCAAAATGTCACCGTAGTTAAACTGCTTGTCGTTCTCAGTATTAACAACAAAACCCCAGACACTACTACCTTGGAAAAGACGAATGTATTTGTTACCGACTTTGTAGTCAACCTTCTCTTCAAACTCTTGCATCATGGCAAGGTTGTGTTCACTCAACTCACCGTCTGCCAGACGGTTAGTCCAATCGTTGTAGTCAGCAACAATGCGGTTCATCAGGTTTTGAATTGCTTCGTTCATAATCATTTCTCTCTTCTCAATCAACATAGTTAGTATCTCGCATTCGGAGCATAATGTCAACACTATTTGTCAAAAAAAGATTTATAACAATATCAATAAGTTAGAATACATATCTTAAAATTGATACAAATAACATGAAAGCAATAACAGAGTTTAATAGGATCAGTGCACGATCTTTCCATGCCAGTGACACAATCAACCAACCACCCGCACCTATCCATGAAAATACCACATCATAAATTTTATCAATCTCTTCAACTGAACGACAAGCGACAGCAACAAGAATAAAAATTGTGGATATCCACTTCAGATAATAAGTGTACCCTTTAGTTTTAATTAGAGTAATATCTTCATTCAATTTCTTCATACTTTAATAATAACAAAAAAAAGGATTGTTGTCAACCTCCCAAAAAATTATTCAACTCGTCTTCTGTAAACAGAAATATGTTCACCAAACCTTCGGTGAGTTTCTGCATTTAGATTTGAACGATACTTTGCTTGAGCGTCAAAGAAAGTGGTCTCTACTGCCATCAATAGCACAATCAATAGTGATATCAACTATGCTCTACTCCCATCAATGTGAGTAGGATGATCGGTGTCCATAATACGATTGACAATATCACCTAATGCTATATCACGAAAGTCTTTGTTTGTATCCTTGAGATACTTTGCGGTTGCGAATGCCGCTTGTAATTGTCTTGCCCGAACAATGGCATCATATATTTTTTTGATAAACTTCATGCAGTTTTTTCCTTGTGAGAAACTAAAGAGGGATGCTACTTTTGGTAGCATCCATATTTAGCAACTGCAACATTTATATTATACCAAAGTATCTAAAATTTGACTTGAATTTTTCGTTACCTTGACTTCTACAGTTCTCCCATCATACTCATAAACTGTAACTTCTTGATCAACAGGTTCACTATGCCTTCCCGCTGATGTGGTAATAGATTCTTGTTTTGGATAGGTAACATCTGGTACTGTCATCCGATAGTATTTCGTATGGATCGGTGGATGTACCGGACTAATCCCTGCAGACTCTCCCATTGTCTCTCTCAATGTCGGACTCAACGCACTCGTCTCCATACTGTATTTCCACAAGTTTGAGTGGTTGAGTGTTGTAGTTATGAACACGATGCCATGTCCCCCTCTCTATATCTATAGTATCATGCTTTTGTAAAACCTTCGGGAGTACAGTTTTCCAACTTGGACTAAGTTGATACTCAACAGTCGCAATCCCACTAACGATGTGCCAATGCTCACTTCTCATGTGATGTTTCTGCATACTGATGGAACATCCTGGATTGATTGTCAGTTCCTTGACTTTCACACCCTCATCTTCGTGTAGTACACGATAGTATCCCCAAAGGCGTTCGGTCTTTGGTGCTTTCCATTCCTCAAGAATCCAAGATGAAGAATTCTTCTTATCCTCACCACCAATGCCATAGCAAAAGTACAATCGTGAATTCGCAACTTTGATTTCGGGGACATTACCTTCTTTCCGATCACCACCATTAGCAAAGAACACTTTTGATTCTGGTTCTTCTGCAAGAACACTCTCAATCAATTTGGTTGAAGTTCCATCGGAATCATCAAATAGACGAACTTCATCCACGCACTCTAGTGCTTCTAGTATACTCTTTCGCTCCTCAACACTCATGAATGAACGACCTTTCTTACGAGTCAACCACTCATCAGAGTTTACACCCACAATCAAATATGTTCCTAATTGTTTACATTGTTTCAGATATGAAACATGTCCAGAGTGCAAGGGGTCAAATCCACCAGTTGCGATTACTACCTTCATACTTGAGGATCACTACCCGGATAAACATATTCTTTTTGCTCATCCATAAAGTCACCCGCTGTGGTAAATTTCAAATCACCCATCGTTTCGTCTTGCTTCACTAAACTTCGGGTATACCCATCCAACACTTGATTCAACTCATACTGTAACACAACCAACTTCTGACGATCCGCAGAATTCAGAACACCATCAAAGATAGGTTCGGGGTCATATAATTGATCACCAATTCTTTGCTCTAGTAACTTCATCATCGTCCAAGTATCATTGGTTTGACGGTCAAACTCAAATTCAATCACTTGCTCACTCATAATCTTCTCCCATAAAGTGTGAAAACTTCATTAGTTTTTCTCGTTTGCGATGTGCTTGCTTTTCTATTTCGTCCCACCGAATCAAATCCCATCCGTGTAACAAATCAATCATACACAACAAGTCTCCAATCTCTTTTTCCAAATCAGAAGCAGAGTTGGAGGGAAACCGCATCAGTTTAGATGCCTCTTGCTGAACTTCAGCACACTCTTCCATCAGCACCAACAGCAATTCGTTCTTGTCTGTCAAGTCATTTGTAATCACAACACCAATCCACTGACTGCTTGGCGATATGCCTTCTCGATGTCTTCATTGGTTGGTGTGACGAACACATAACTTTGGAATGTAATCTCTGTTGGGTTATTCTTACCAGTGACACATATTCCGTGGGCAAACCCCATTCCTTGTTCGTTCTGAATCAACATACGAGGGTCATCTAAAGTAATTGTACCCGCACCACTGTTGTTGAATTTACCAATCATTTCTCCTGCCAATGTCACCACTGTTACGATATCACCTTTCTTCATACCTGTTCTCCAACCAAATAATCGAGTTCTAAAACTTCAAGTTCTTTTGCTTCACATATTTTGAGTATGTGGTCTAACTTACTTTCATCGCACACCCAAGACTGCGTGTTGCCTTGTGGTGTTTTATATACAATTACTACACTCATGTTATAAACTCATGCCTCAATCCAATAGGTTCATCTTCGGCAACGACAATCTTCTTTGCCTCTTCGACCTGTTTTTCAATTGTGGGTTGCCACTCATTACGATAGTTCAAAGAAGGGTGAAAATCACACAGAAAATCAACTGCCTGTTCATCACTATCTGCGATCAGAATCCAAACACCCCCATACTCTGACATCGGAAAAGGAATCCAGTGTTCAACGATGTACAGTTTACGCATAATACTGCTCCAAATCTTTAGAAGTCACTTTCAAATTCTTTGATTTCTTTTATACGATTTTCCCACTCTGGTAAAAAACAAAAGAATTCTTTAGTAGTGTGATAAATCTGTGGATAAGAATCATCAAAAAATACAAAGGTATGAATTGTCTTCAATTTCGTCATAACAGAGTTAGTATAACCTATCTGGCACACTATGTCAAATCACAAATGGTTTTTCTATGCGAATAGAACCGTGGATTGCGTTACGAGTAATCGGTTTGACTGTATCACCCCGACAGTGAAAGTTCTGAACATTACCAATCACCAAAGTGTTTGCCTTACAAGTCACCTGATCCATTGCATATCCGTGCGTACTTATCTCTTCTTCGGACATACGCAAACTCCCTTCGGCATGGTCTTTGCCCCTCCACTCTTCGTATGTACCTTCGGCAATCCTAACACTTTGCAAATACAACCAACCCAAAAAGTTGGATTCCATTCCTAAAGGTCTTGTCATATAACGAAACGCACCGTGGTCTCTTTTGACTTCATCGGGGAAGTACCACCACTTGATAGCAGGGAAAAAGATGTCAGAGTGTATCACCTTCTGAATATCGTTGTCGTCTGGTGAGTTCTCAACCCGCTGTGCGTAACTCTTCTCCCGATATTCAGTCGTTGCATTCTGTTTGTGCCTACCCACACATCCTTGTACCAACTCACGCAATCCTGAACTGTTGACAGTATAGTTGACTGCGGAATATGTATTGCTCATCTTCATCAGATTAGATGCAAGATTGAATGGTTGTTTATTCACTGCACAAGGAATTGTCTCAAACTCTCTCTGTAGTTCCTCTTGCCAATCTTTGTCTAGGAAATCTTCAATAATGATTAAACCCCTATCCAAAAATTCAGGTGTTTCGCAACGATGACGAGCGGCATAGGTTCCGAATGCCCACCGAAACAAATGTTGTCCTTTCTTATTGAGTTCAACATCATTCAATACTGGATGACGAGCGAAATACTTTTCGTGTGAAAATACAATCGGATGGGGTTCTACTCCCATCATTACACGATATGCATTCACCGCATTCTCTGTAAAGTTTTTGGGTGACTCAATACATGCCTCTTCATGTGGTTTGAGTTCTGATATGTTGAGGTAATCACTCAACAACATTATATCCACTCCATATTTTTGAAATAACTTTGTCGGAAGACTTCCAAACTATCATACAAATCCTTTGGAACTTGATGGATTCCTTGACTGTTTTCTTTTGAGTACACACGATAAACTTTTTCATGATCAAACAGCATCGCACTAGTTGAGAATCCACTCAATCCACCGTGGATTTCTTTTGCGCCCACTAGCGTAAACCAATCTGTCACGGGGTCTGATGAGATGTTCTCACCATATCCTAATGTATCAATGATTCCTTGTGCTACTTTTGGTTCGTTTGTCAGAATTTTGAAATCAGAACCGATCTCTTCTGCCAAGTTGAGATAGTCAGCAGGTGCAACTAACGAACGGTCTCGTCCTCGTATATGAAGAATCTTATAACCGTTTGAAGTGGCATTTTGTTTTAACTGAACTTGACTGACAATATCTTTATTCACAATCTGCTGAAAGTTGAATGGTGAACATGCGTGTTGTTTACTCAAACCTTTTGATGTTTCGTATGGTAAATCTAAATCAAATACTTTGTCTAACCAACTAGTGCGAGAATGATCCATGATATTTTCCCCACCACCAATATTACACACAATCTTTTCATAATATTGTTCGGGAGTTTGTCCATCTGGTACTCTGGCAAGTCCAACCAAATACTCAAATACTTGGACTCCTAACCCACCACGAATGTCTAATACTTTAGAATTTTTACCCATCTCGCATTCCAGAAAATACTGTAGATTTAAACTTTGTATTATCTCTATCAACAGTTTCAAAAAACTTCAAATCTAAATTGAGGTCTTCTACCAATTTAACAATTGCTTTAGTATCTTTTGGTAAACACACTCCACCATAACCACGCAGATCATCATTGACATCTAAGTACATATCACCATGACGACCTGTCATTACATACGCATTCTTTACATCCGTATAGTCACACCCAAGTTTCTGACATATTTCATAAAAAACATTCGCAAAGGTTACTCGTGTGGACGCATATAAATTCAAATAGTATTTCAATACTTCTGCTTCGGTTGGTTTTAGAATTACTGTATTCTTTGGGTAAGGTCCATGTGCCCTAACCATATTTGAGTATATCTCAAAATTGTTTGTGCCAACTGCAAGTAACTGATGATCGTGAATAAAATCATATTCTGCACATCTCTCACGCAAAAACTCTGGCACAAAACAGATTCGGGAATTAGAATATTTGTCAATCATTTTTTGAGTTGTGCCCGGAACTACACTACTACGAATTGCAATGATGCCCCCAAAGTTTTCATCTGCAAGAGAAGATATCACACTTTCGACAATGCTTGTATCACATGACCCATTACTTTTAGATGGTGTTGGAACACACACAAACACAATATCACAATCAAATACAGATTGGATTTTTGTGTTCAATTTAATATCGTGAACAATGACCTGATGCCCTAACTTCTCAAACCCTTTTTTATTTGCGTGACCTACAACCCCAAGACCAATAATACCTAATTTCATTTTAACTCCAAGTGCCATCGAACAGTTTTTGCTAATCCATCCTCAAGATTGATTTTGGGTTCCCATCCAGTGATATTTTTTAGTTTTGTAATATCTGGCATTCTACGTTTTGCCGAACCTTCAGGTGCGTCTTTGCGAACGATCTCTGATGGATTGATATCCAATAGTTCAGCAATCTTTTCAGCAAGCACAATAACTTCGGTTTCGTCATTTGATCCAATATTGAAAATGTCGTTCTTTGCCTCTTCTTTGAATATCAACTGTGTGAATGCATCAACAAAGTCATCAATATACAACCACGAACGAGTATTTTGCCATCCGTATAATTCACGATCTCCATTTCGCAATCGATCAATAAACTCATCAACAAAATGATTCTTTTGACGAGGACCGTAAATGTTGTTTGGTCTAATGATCACATAATCCAAACCAGATGCAACCACACTTTGCTCACCCAAAAGTTTTGATCCCGCATAACTCCAACGAATATTCTTGACATCATCAATTACTGCGGGGCATTCTTCATCAGTTGGAATCTTATAACCAAAATAGTCTGTCGCACCTGTAATTGCTTCAGGAGTCCCTGTATATATGAACAGTGGTTTAGTTTCTTGGTTACGATAGTGCTCTAACAGATTTAATGTCGTCAGAATATTATCCCGAATAACATCAAATCCCTTGAGATAGAAATCTTTTGTTGAGTTGAATGCCGCTAAATGAATAACAATATCCACTTCAGGAAAGTCTTGAGGTAACTTTAGATCACCTTGATTACGATCCCATTGATAAATTTCAAAATCTGTCATTGCTTCAACTAAATGTGAACCAATGAATCCACTTGATCCTGTGATAAGAACACGTTTCATTCTGCAAGACCTTTTAATACATCATACATCTTTTGAATTCCTTTCTTGCATTCAACCATGTGATTACCAACCCAAAATCCATTGGTGTCAATGTTCTCTGCTACCGAAAGTGGGAACTTAACCAAGGTATTATCAAAATACTCCATTACAGGTTGTTTCAAAAAGTTTCCACTTGCAAGTGGTCTTGCCTCAATACCGTTTTGATCGAATGCTTTGACCACCTCATTGCGTCTGCCTTTCAATGTGCCATCCAAAACACAACCAAACGAGAACCAACTAGACTCACCATGATGCTCTTGCTGAATGTTTAACCAAGGTACATCAGAAAACAACGATTGAAAGAATGCAGTATTTTCTAATCGACCTTCTATGATGGAGTCCCACTTCTTTAACTGTTCACTACCAATAGCACCACTCATTTCAAGTGGGCGAACACTGTAACCCGGAGCAATGAATGTAAAACTGTCAGTAAAGAAATCACCTGTTCGTTGATACAGAGTTGAATTTTCGGACAGATCACGACACCATCCGTGTGCTCGTAAACTTCGTAGAAAGTCTGCATCCTCATCATCGTCTGTCAGTATCATACCACCTTCCATCGTACACATATGATGTGAGAAGAAGAAAGAATGGGAACCCATGTCACCGATAGTTCCTAGATAATGTTCTGCCCAACGACCACCCATTGATTCACAGTTATCTTCCAAAAGAAATAAATTATGCTCATCGCAAATCATCAACAACTCGTTATAGTCACAAGGATTACCACACAGATTTACTGGCATAATTGCTACTGTATTTTCGTCAATTGCTTCTCTGACTTGCTCAACATTAATGTTAAACGTATACGGATCGACATCTACAAAGTTCATACCAAAATTATTTTGAACAATCGGAAAATATGTGGTGCTCCAACCAACCGCAGGAACAATAATATTGGCAGTGGATGGGAGTCTTTTTTTCCAACGTAAAAGTGAGAGCATTAGCAAGTTTGCAGTTGATCCACTATTGACCATCACAGCATTGCGTGAACCAAAATACTCCGAAAATTCAAACTCAAATTGTTTGACATGATGCCCCATCGTAAATCGATCACTGTCGATGACTTTTTGGATTGCTTGTATTTCTTCGTCTCCCCATGTCGAGGATGCGAGAGGATATGTTTTCATATTATCTCCATATACAAAAACGAGAGGATATTAGTACCCTCTCAAACTGGCATCTCAGGAGGGATTTGAACCCCCACCAACGGTTTTGGAGACCGTTATGCTACCATTACACCACTGAGAACTAAACTATTTACTGATCCCCGCAAGGACCCATGCGATACCCATCGGCAGTACAACGAACGAAATATGGTTCGACTGTCTCGATGACTTTGAGTGTTGTTCCCGTCATGAACTCAACACACTCACGATACTCTTTGAAATCACAACGAGCGATCATAACATCAATGGGTGCTTTCCAATCGGTTTGGAACTCACCAACACCATAACCAGTTTGTAACTCGTCAAACTTATCACGCATTACAGTACCGTAATCATACATTTCCACAACTGTCATTATACAATCTCCGTTTCATTCGCAAGATAGACACCAATCGGACTCCCAACTTGAGTCCCCATCAATGCACGTTCTAGTGCCTTTTCGTTTTTGATGTCGTATTCCATCATTTCACTCACACTACCGTTTGCCCACTTGACATCGACAGCAACACCGTTAGGCATCATTTCCAAACCGACAATCTCACCCACCCAATGTGGAATCGTCGCACCGTAGATGCCGACCAATTTATCACCAATATTCAAACCACAATCCATCGCAAAATCTTCCTCGTAAATTCCACCACACATAATCACTCTCTCTTCTCAATCAACACAGACAGTATCTCACTATTGGATTCTCATGTCAACGATTTTTTTGAAGTTTTTTTTAGAGGATTTTCAATCACTTATCGCAACTTCTTACAATTCGGTTCATGATCCGATCTGCATCTGAATAGCATCCTTTCTCGTCGAACATATCATCTAACAAAGACTCAATAACGTAATCATATGCCGCAAGCGGATCAGGATTGTTAAATTTGAGATCGTAGAAATCATTCCAAAACTGTTCTGCTGTAACGTTTCTTTGTGGTTCGTACTGTTGGGTTTGAGGATTAAACCACATTCGGAATGGGCGGTGACTCATTGACGTTCTCCTATTATTTTTTCCCAAATCCACTCATGACAAAAATACATTACTGTGCCAGCAGGAATACTTGCAAGTGATAATCCTAATGTATATAACAGGTCTCCTCCTGTTACTAATGCATAACTCATAAACCAAATCAATCCTGTTATTTGCCAAGTACAAGTTTTAAATACACGAATGGATAGTAACTTCATCATATTGATATACTAATTTTCATCGACATACCATATCTTATATTTACAATACATGGTCAGTTCAGATGGATATCCATTTTCAATCAACCATTCATACACATCAGTCACATCGTCGGGTAGTTCTTTGGGAAAACCATACATCCACCCAAGCGGTGTGGGGTCAACCATTTTCATCGTCATGTCTCTCTCCTTCAGTCCCACAAGGCATCATAGTATTTACCAAACAAACGAAATCCATTCGACATGCGTTCTTGGAATGCATCATATGCCTTATCGTCGAAACTGTCTTCGGTAACGAATTGGTGTAGGTCATCATCAATCTTTGCGGTGAATGCCCATATCATTTCATCAAGAACCCAATCCCACCGTTCAAAGAACTTCTCATCGGTCTCTCCAATCTCTTTGTATCGGAGTACATCTTGTTTAGGAGGATGCAATTCTTTGGGGACATCTGAAACATCAACATTGGGTGCACCGTGCTTAGTTTCTTTCAACTGTTTCAGCATCGGAACAATGATGTGTGACAAGGTGCAATCCATACTCCATGTGTCCCAAGGGTCAATCCGCACACTCACCTGCTGTTCAGCATTATCATAATACAGATTGACAGTATGGTTATACACCCACTGTATACAGTCCTCAAGTTTCTCTAGGAGTCCCTCAAAACGATTTGTGTTATCGTTCCACACCCGATACCCATACTTCTTATCCATGTAATTGGTATGAATGTGAGACATCCAACGATTCGGATATCTTCCAATTCTAACTTTCATCGTCATCATCCTCTTGTGCTTTGACCATCATCCAAAGAATGAATAAACAAGTAATCAGTCCTGCCACAAATTCCATTACTTCCACTCCAAACAAGTCGCACGATACGCACCGTTCAATTCAGATAGTAACGCATCTTTGGTTCCGTGACACTCAGACCATGAGTCATAGATTCCTTGTTCGTAGGGAACAAACTCTCCACTCGTTGTGTATATGACTAATATGAGTATCCACATATATTTACTCGTCCCATGACATGATGGTCCACAATAGAAGACCAAAGGTTAACCCCATAGCAAGTGCGAAACCGTATTCAATCCACAAAGTATTTCTCCCAAACACAGAGGAGTACCATAATCCAAATGGGACTTGTGACGATTGTACCCATGATAATGTAATCAATCATAAATCGACCTAAAAATGGAAAAAAATATGCGGCATATTTCGCAGACCTTGGGACTCCACAACACACAACCCCCAAAACACTGTATGTTCTCTTGGAAATAGGGGTAGCACAAAGGGGCAGTTATACACCATGCCCAGGGTGGAGAGAGTCGTAAAATAAAATGCGGAACGGGTGGATTCGGGTAACCACCAAGGGAGTACGATCAGATGTACCTTTCTACATTGACCCCCAACGACCTGCATTCCCGCGAAGGACATGGGCGCTACCCCTTCGGTCTACCTTACCCCCCATCTGCGAGAGGCATTCGGTCACGTTCCTATCACTCCTGCAGAGAGTGAACCTTGGAGAAGTCTCTCAACTTCAAAACTTTAGATTGTCAGTATACCACAGATAAACAACTGTTGTCAACACTATCGCACCAATAAACAACAATGCGAATTCGTTCTGTGTGTATGACATTATGCTACCTCTTCCAACTTACCAACGAGTTCCCAATCATACGTTGCGAACTCTGCACGGATCATATCACCCGGAGTAAACACCACATCATGCCAATAGTTCCAAACAGTGGTTCTGGCATAAAAAGTCACATCAGTTCCTTTGAACTTTGTCACCTTGTCCATCTCATAACCAGTAACTTCTTCAAGATACTTGATCGCATCATACTTTAATTTAAAGGTCTTCTGCTTGAGACCGTTAAACTGTGGTTTTGCTAAGTACATAATCTTCTCTCTCATTCAATACAGGTATTATCGCACATTAGGCGACCTCTGTCAACACCCTTTTACGATATTCTTTCAAGGCATAGTGTCGCCTTGCTTCATTAACGTTAAGCAATTCTTCTGCTTTATTAACAGCAACAATCGCATCATACACTGCTTGTTCCAACTCTCTCTGCTCATCATCGAACATCACCCGTGCATCACACAGTTTGTTCATTCTTTCATATAGTTCAGTCGTCATCAACATCACACTGCTCCCATAATAAATGCAACTAAGAGTATCCCACCGACAAAGTACAGTGTACCAAGTATCAGTATCCATTTCAGTATTGTCAGCATAATAACTCTGCCCTCTTCACAGTACCTATTATACTGATATTTCAAACAAAGTCAAGCATTTATTCATTGTATATTTCTATCGTACATTGCAACTTGATTTACACTTTATTCCACACACGCTCGTGAACATAGTACAGTGCAACTTTCGTCACTAATTCTATCGATGCAATTGTCGCACCCACTGAGACCTGCTGTGTAACCACTGATCCGATGATGAATGTGTCGAGTGTCCCCACTACCCTCCAACTAATTGCTTTGCTTAGAGACCTTCTCCGTGTGTCTGCGGGGGTGTCTGATCGGTCGTTTGGGTGCGAGAGGTCACTCACTCTTTTATTAAATAATGGCATTTATTTTATACCCACTATTTCCCACACTCTACCACACAACCCCTGCGCACTTTAGATATTCTTCTTGATCCACCGATAAGCAGCATAGGCAAGTAGCAAGACAACAATAGTCCCTATCCCATCTACCCATGACGTTTCATTCACTACTTCGATTAAATCTGCATCAATTTCCATACCATACCCTCTTTATCGTTTCCATTCATAACTCTACAATGTCCACACTTCCATCAGTGTATGATCGATAGAGTTTGCCACCGCATCTCCATACAGAAACTAATAACTTTCTTTTCATAGTTCTACAATCTCCACCTTATCACCGTGCTGTTCTTTCAATTGGTTATAGATGCCCGCATTGGACATTCTCAGACCTTGCCGACTCTTGAATAGAGTATACCGTGAACCCGACTCTGTGTCAACCGTAATGTAATCTTGATTGACTTTGATGTTGATTTCTTTGATGCGGGATGACAGTCGCCATGCGTCACCATCAAGGTATCCCCCACTCCATCCACTGAGAATCTTCTGAAACTGTTCACCCTCGTAGTTGACTTCGACAATGACCCATGAGTCAGGATTGATACCTTGTTCTGGTTCAAGTTTCATCGTCTTTCCACCATCGAATCTTTCTACCACTTGCACTTTCATACAACTTTACGATATCATCAAACTCCCAAAGTTCGTGCGTTTGAAAACTTTCTAACCAACCACTGAAATCATTCCAATCTTCGTTGTGCATAGGTGGCAACGAATACTCATGCCAACCATCGTATCCATGTTTGCTATCGTCACGAATGTCAATACGACCTGCGCTCCAACATGTGCCGTGTTTAGCAATCCAATCCTCATTGATTGGACCCATCCAGTTGGTGCTGTAAGTAATCACAACTCATCACCAAATATTCTGGGTGCTTGTAGTCCCGCCTCGTCCATCTCAAAGGGTAGGGGATAGTGCTTGACGCAACGATACGCATGGTCTCGTATTGCTTTGGGCACACGGGGGGTTTTCTTTGGATCAAGCAAGTCGATCAGAAACTCCCGTGTCCGATTGACGCTGTGCTTTCGTTCGATGGGTAGTGTCATACTTCATCCAGTGGAATGATTTGTTTGTTTTCATATTCTTCATCAAACCGTCCATTTATTTGGGGCACAACATAAAGTTCGTATGGTTTACGATTCATGTGTGTGTCGCGAACAAAGTTATTCAATGCTTTTGAGAATGCCTTGTATGCTTTGACTGCCTCTTTAGGAAACTTGTGCTTTGTGTAAAGAATAATCTTTAATGTTTTGTTCTTCACAAATGCTTCACGGATGGGTCCAAGCATTGCTGTACCTGGACGATGCACTTGATCTGCTTGCGAGACTATGGTATAGTGCATCAGTTTAGGATCAAGACCTTTCCATTTGTCGATAGGCATAATATCTCCTAACCACTCTTCCCAATTTTCTTTCTCGTTACCACCTGGTGCACCACGAATAAGGTCTTCACCGACTGTGTACTTACGATAAACTTCTTTGGCAATCTTTGTGATATTACCTTGAACCGTTTGCTGTGCCCATGCGCGAGATTGTGCATATGTGCGAATATCATCTTCAGATGGATTTTCACCAACCTTACCGTTCTTCACACAAAGCAACAAGTCACCAACATAGTTTTCATTTTTAGCGCGTACAGTTGGTTTGTTTTTACCATTTAAATAGTGTGCGGTATCCCGCGTGTCATCGGGATCATAACTATCAACCTCATACACCGCGACAGGAATGCCATCTGGAAATAATGCTTTTAGTGCTTCGTACCGATGTCGCCCATCGAGGATTCGTCCACATGTAGAAACACAGATTAACTTTTCGTCTACATCCCACCCATCAATCATAAATGCGGTCCGTAGATCAGAAATTGTACCTTGATCCATTTCTTCGCGGATACCAAAGTTGCCATCGTTGATCAATTTAAAATTAGGATCAAGAATTTTGATTTCTGCAAAGATGAGATTTGGATGCCCATCCATAATCTTTGGATTTAAGTCGCTGATACTCAGTTTGCCTGAGTTGTTGTAGTTTGTGAAACAGTTTGTTTTTAAAAACATAATATAGTTCTCTTATTTCAATTTGATAGTGTAACTATAACACTATTCATCCAAGTTTGTCAAGTCAAAATCAGAAGAATTGTACAAGGGTGTTGTCTTCTTCATAGTTGAGTAGAATCAGTTCCTTACGATCTTTCTCTTGCTCGACATAGTTTTTAGAATTAGTGCACATAGAATACTTCAAGTCCCACACGATTTGTTTCCAATCAGGAAATCGGTCTTGCACTTTTTGATCTGCATTATATGTAATAAACTGCTTACATGATGCGTTATTACACGCATCCGCAAAGTCATCATGATTAAATGATTCGTGCGTCTCACCGTCTCGACCATACAGATTAGATTTGATCTCATAAGGTGGATCAAGAAACACGAGAGCATCGTCTCGTTTTAGTAACTCACGATAGTCGAGGTTGGTGATCCTCCAACGTTGAATCAGATGTGAGTATCCTTGCATCTTATTAATACCCAAGTATGTAAAGTTAGATATCTGTGATGGGTTGGAATACGAACTGCGTGATTCTGTTAGTCCACTAAATGACATCTTATTGAGTGCGTAGAAGTACGATGCAATCACCAGTGGATCATCGGTCTCGATGATCTGATCCTTCATGCGATTGAACTCTGATTTTCCAATGCCCTTATCGTCTTTCACCGTGTCTTTTATTTCACGGACTGCTTTTTGGAGTTCAGAGCAGTTGTCTCTAAGTTGAGTCCAAAACGTATACAAACTACCATAGAGATCATTGACCCACACATCAGTATTAGGATATGCTTGCGTCACCCATATCGCAACAGAACCACCACCAAGGAATGGTTCGTGATAGACAGGCATATCACTAGGAAAGTGATCACCTAAGACCTTCATTGCCCGTGATTTACCACCAGGATACCGTAATGGTGTCTTTTGAGAATATATCTGTGCCATAGTCTATTATTATATCAAAGAATAACGAATTGTTCAATATCTTTTGGAATAGTTGTTCGTGCAGTGCTCACCTCAACACCAAAAAATTTGAGAAGTGTGGAGAATGCTTTCTTACCAAGTTTTGCAATTTGCTTGATGACTGTTTTTGCTTTATTGAATATCTTACCAAAGATACGTTTGATAAAACTAACTGCTTGTCCTGCTACTTTTTTTATCTTTTGTGCAGCTCTGCGTAAAATTTCAAATTCGTCTAACTGAATGGTTTCTTCTAATAAATTACCCACATACTGCTTAACAAACTTATCATTGCGAATTGTGTCCCGAACAACATCAGCAAAGGTATAAGATGGTTCTGCTGATTCTGCTAACTGCACTTTACCTTCAACTCCCGCACGGAAAGATGAGTATGGATTGCCTTTCGATGATTTCCATGCAACATAAAGTTTGACTTGTTTGGCAATTGACTTGACTTGAGTTGAAACAGTCGGTGTATCTGTAAGACCCGTGTTTTTACCGTCTTTTGTCAATGGAATATACTTACTAATATTACCCTTATCTACATCGAACTCAATGCAAGTTGATGCGACAGGTTGTGTTGATGCAAACTTCTTGCGTCCACTCATTGCCTCAAATGTAAAATATTCCATGAACCGTGCGTTACTCTCAAAATTCAAATGATCTTTAATTTCTTTATTCAATTCTTTATGAAAATTTTCAACAGACAAATACTTTTCAAGTGCAGCTTTGTCTTCTGGTGAAATGTTTCTTTGTGATTCTTTATCTTTTGATAACTTGTCTAATGCCTCTTTGGACATCGTGGTTGCTACCTTGTCAAATCCTTCTTCGATTTGACCCATAATTGAATCAATTTCTTTTTTATTACTTCTATCAGACCCCATATATTCCAATGCGGCATAAAAAGTTGCAATTGCCTCACCCTTTGCTGCAGACATCAACTGACTTCCACCTTTTTTCTTCAGTGAGATGTTGTGTGTCTTAGTATACATGTCAGTTTTTGGTGTCTTGTTACTGCCACCATATGAAGTCCAAAATGAACTTAAACCTGATGAATCTGCACCATACTGAACCATTGCAGACTTGCCGATTGTATCGGTCAGTGTTTTTGCAATCTCTAAACCAATACCTTCATAAGTAGGATAAAATTGCTCTGCATGATTTGTCGCTGAGTTGTCTGGTGTCAGTTTGTTTATTTGGTTGTATTTGTCTGTGATAATACTTTCCCAATCTTCACCTCTAGGTGATAATGCCTCTTTTGCTGTTTTTAGATTAACAATATACACCATATTATTTTCTGGGTTCTTGAAAACAACTGCTTCATATTTACTACTGTTATTCTTTTTACCTAAATTACCTACTAGTTGTGGTGCTATAATTTCTGTCTCTTCTGGTTTGAATACACTTTGAATCAGTCGTTCAAATGCTTTAATATCCATAGAATTAGATGTAGACTCAACACGACCAACATCTGACATTGATTTTAAGTCTGGAGATGCATCAACCAAACGGTCACGAATGTTTTTCTTCGTAACCTTTTGTTCAATAATGAGTTCTTTGATGTCTTGATATGTTTTCATGTCCATATTTATGATTTTTGTATTGAAACCTTTTCCGCATCTCGTGCATCACCATTGAGTGGTTCGTAGTTCAATTCTTCGGGTACTGCGACCTCTCGTCCCCACCGATTCTTTTTGGTCTTACACGCAAACATCGCATATCTCCACCCCTCTGGGGGATCGGGAATGTTTTTGTCTTTTCGTGTCAATTCTCTACTAGTCGTGGTCAGGATAGAGCATCCTTTGTACTTCCTTTTCATTCGTCGGATGCATGAATCTATTGTCAAGTCCGTGTAACTCTCGCACACGGTCTCGCCTGTTCTGGTCTTTGCTGTTACTGTCACTCTGAACGTCATTACAGTGTTCCTCATCATGTAAATATAGTGCAATTATAGCATAGTGAACGACTTTCATCAAGTCCTTTCGGTTGTATCCATCCTTCTTGCCATATCGCTGTGCGTATTTGATGATGTTGCCAATGGTGAAACCTTCGCCATGCCCTGCATCAATAATCACTTCGGTTGCTTGTATACGGTTCTTTGCGTAGTGCTGACCGTAGGTTGCGTCAACATACTCCATTATGTCACGCAACAACTCATCTTCACGGAATTTATAATCAATCATGCGTATTAATCCTGCGCAAGTTTACTCACCTTTTGTATTGTCCAAGAACCATCGCCATTATCTTTCCACTCTAAGGTATCACCCTCGTGCCACCCCATTTCTTTCGTCAGTTCGTCAGGAAACTCAAGATAGAGTTCTCCGTTATCACGCTCTTTGATAGTAGCAATATCTTGTTTCATTGTTGCCTCTAAATGGTCCCCCTGTCAGGACTTGAACCTGAAACCTACCGCTTAGAAGGCGGTTGTTCTATCCAATTGAACTACAGGGAGTTATCTTACTTCTGCACACCAGTATCTGCAATCATCAATGCGAGAAGTAATACAGTAAACATACCAAAAATGAATAGACCTTCAGTTTCCATCACAGGGTCTCTACATAGTTGCCAATATCACGCATATCTTTTTCGGTCATCCAAGATGCCTGTCCCCACATGATATTACTCATTGATCCAATGGTATCACCATTTTTATACTTTGTCAACTTATCAACAATCATATCTGATGTTTGACCTGATAACTGAGGACCCATACCACCACTACCATCAACACCATGACAAGCGGCACACTGTGTATAGTGTTTAGCACCCATAGCAACTTCTGGTGCAACTTCTTTCTTCTCAACTACCTTGCGGAAACAAAATGTGCCTCTATCTCCGCAGATGTTTGAGAATCCCAAACTGCGATTTTCTCCTGCGCCCAAGTATGCTATTGAAGCACCTGTAGCACCAAACATTAAAATAAAACCTATCACTACTTCTTTCATTAGTATCCCCCAATACTTGTAACGAGAAATAGACTGCCTATAGCAAGCACAGGCATCCACAACGCAATACTAAACCACCATTCATTGATCTTCATCAAGACCTCCACTTTGCGTTTCCACGCAATGCAAAATACAACCCAACAAAATATAAACTTACATGCAGATAATCATATAACAGTACAGTCATTAAATTTGCGGGTGCGCTAATCCAAATAACACCTGTCACAATACAGGTCATTGTAATACCAGAAAATCGTGTCAACAAATCACCAAGACCAAGGTAGTCTTTGAATCCAAGTATGCCACCCACAATCAGTCCAATACCTGCTCCGATCTCTCCATATGTTACAAACCACCACACAATATATGGTAGTCCGAATGCTTCTGCGGTTGCTTCAGTCACAGGTAGTTTGCTGATGCCTTGTTGCAGAAACAATATACTGATTGGTATCCGCAACAAAAACTGAGCAATCGGTGCAGGAACTTTAGGAATGTTTATCATATCAATAATCTAGATCCCAGTGACTTACCCTTCTCGACTTAAATCCCAACGCACCTTGTTCGGTGGCGATGGGGGTGTTGGCTTTTTTACATTATGAAACACTCCCCATGTGATAAACACACATGCAATCAAAATCTGATGCCCAATAATACTGTAACCAATAAAGAGTAGTTCTGCGGTGTAAATGCCAAATGCAATACACCACATACTTGCCAATAAACTCGTTAGCAAGAAACGATACTCTACAGGCGAATGCTTCAAGGCATTCTTTGTGCTGTCTAATAGACCATAGGCAAACTTACCTAAGTTTATCCAACCCATCATTGTGATTTCCTTATTTCCAATTCTAATTCAATAATTTTCTTCTCTAACTTTGATGCTTTCTTGGTCTTACCCTTGACGGATGCTTTCAACAATTTCAACCAAAGTTGAGCAAGTTTGTTTTTTATATAACTCATTTAAAACTATCCAACCCACCGTCTGAGTCATAATGCAGTCCATCATTGCCATTTTGCCCGATGATGTCTATACGTTCGTTGTTCTCTTTATACCATTCTTGGTTCTTCCATTGATCTTCTTCTTGTTCTTCGTATTCTTTGCGATTGTACCCAAACCCAATCTCAGTGATGTTATTCTTGATGATTGTCTCATCATCCCATGCTTCGCCAAGAGTAGGTTCGTCTTTACGATACTGTGCGATTGCTTCTTCTAGGGATACTTCACGGGTTGAGACGATTGTCTCTCCAAGATGCTCTTGTGAAAACTCACGAGTTTCTTCACATACGACAGTATCAGATGCGTATGCTTCGGGTGTACACGGATACTTGCCCGCACAAGGCATTCCTTTGGAGCATACCCAAATTGGTTTTTCAACATCATCTGGTACTTCTACGACATACCGCATTCTGTACTGAGATACGGTATCAACCATTACATACTTAGGCATTACTTCGCTCCCATTCAACCCAAGACAATTCATCTATGTATGCGTCCTCCCCCAAGGCATCAATCTGCTTTTGAAGTAAATTGCCTTGGATATACGCTTGGATACCAACTGAGGTCTGTGCGACCTCAGATGCTTGCAAGAACTCAACCGTGTCTTTCAACACGGCAAGCAAATTAGAAGTCGGCATAACCACCCTCCTTCTTGACAATGGCATATGCCTCCTCACGAGTGTGGACTGTAAGTCCACGCTCTGCGATGTATTCTGGTCCAATCCAGATTACCTCACAATAGCGACCAGTAGCACCTTGTGCTACAGCGGCAGCACCCTTCACAACAGAAGGGTACTTGACCTTAGTAATGTCGCAAGAATCAACCCAAGTTTCAACGTACATAATGTAACTCCTCTCTCAACTACAGGTGTAGTATCTCATAATCAGAAACCCATGTCAACACTTTTTTGAAAAATATTTGAAAAAAAATGGGGTCTTTCGACCCCATCCCTCCTATGCCTTTCCCTCAAGTTGTTTCTCTAGTTTTTCGACCTTACGACTCAACTTGCGAATCATTTCTCTGAGATTATAGAAATCCCGTTCGGACATAAGAACTCCTCTGTTGTTTTTTGAGAATGGGCGGTTGCCCTAAACACTTGCGTCTTCGCTCAATTTAACTAGTTTAATATCCCCATTGTTTGTGCGTTCAACTCTTACATAATCATTCATAGATTCAATGATCGTAAATACTGAATCAACTGCTTGTTCTCTGCCAGTATTTTGACCAGATCGAAAGGAAAAGTAAGTGCACAGTGCTATTGCTCCAAAGAATAAAAACTCAGGTGGGACTACCATTTATAATTCTCTCCTCAAATGCATCATAAAACATACCTTGTACATTGTCGCACGATAAAGTCAATAATTGCAAAGGATCATCTGTGCGAGGAAATAAAAAAGTAAACGTCACTTCACGATTATTTAGTGCAATGTACTCCATATAGGCAACTCTATTCATATTATCTGCACGATTAGCACGGGTTTCGGGTCCGTAACAATCAGTCCCATCATATACATTTGCCACACTCACATCATTATCTATTAGAAAATCAAAACCAAGACAGTACAATTCCTTGTGTCCCATTTTGATTGCTTCCTTCATAGCATTCATGCCCGCATTAGATCGACGACCTGTTGTTTCCTCAAAACATTCATTCCACCCTGGCACGATGAACCTCAATCTTGGGACTTTACATTCCCCTTTGTCTATTGCGTAGTTGATTTCTCCGATAATCTTATCATCTATAGCAACCAAGTAATCGGGCGTGAAATCTCTGTATAACGCATTGCATCCGAATATGGTTCCTTTATTCCGCAATGACTCAAGATCGAAACCTTTGCGTGATGTACCGTTGCCAATAATGTATGCTTTCACCAATCGTTTGCTCTTTGTGGAATATACTCTTTAATGACAGGCATTGAGATGCCTTTTGGTAATTGCTTGTTGACTGCTAGTAACAGCAACTCTGAATCATCTGGGTCAACTGACTCTAACATCTGCAAAAACAGTTGCTCTCTCTTGACTTGCTTAATTCCCTCGTTAAACGGCACATTGTTACCTGCACAGAAGTACAACATCTTCTTTTTGTTGATGTCTTGTATCAACACATGCTGTAATTCAGAACTCTTTTCCATCTTTTTAAATGGTGGGCGTGTGCTAGGAATCAACCAAGTGATGCGAGGATCACATATAAATGTCAGCAAGTCTTTGAGTGCAGGACTTGAATTATCTTTTAGAACTTGTACCTTTTCTGGTTTGGTTCTCTTTTTCCCTGCCTTATCTAAAATTTCAGCAAGACCTATTATATTTGCCATCAAAATTCTCCGATGTGTTCCATAAGATTTTGTAGTCGATGTTTAATAAAATAGTTCATGAGTTTTTCACGACCATTTCCTTTTGTTTTATATTGATTTAGCACTTGCTCCGATATTTGATTCGGAACCATATCCAAGTCAACCAATTGCTCATTGCGTCGATATCCTCTTAACATCTTTTCATCACAAAATGATTCGGGATCAAGTGCTTGCCACTCTTCAATCTTTGTTGCTCGTATTGGTTTCTGTCTCTTATCTGAAACAAAGCAGTCATCGTCCGACATAAAGTTCGGAATGCCATCACTCCTATCGCCCATTAGAATATGCTCACGTTTGAACTTTTCGGGGTTGTCTGTGCGGAGAAACTTATCTTGTGATGGTGACCACTGATCGACATTGACATACTTCTGCAACTGCATAAAGTCTTTGTCCGACGATAAAATCAAAATCTTTTCGTCACCGTCTCGTGCTAGAAACGTACCGTTTACATGACACAACGATGCGATGATGTCATCTGCTTCTGCACCATCAACACGAATCACTTTGTATGGGAAGTTCTCTTCCAGTTCATCACGAACTGCATGAAGTGTGTCAAATATAATTGTCCAATCAATACCACTCTGCTCACGCAACTTCTTGCGAGATGCTTTGTAGTATGGAAACACATCCTTACGCCAGTAGTGTGATGCGTCACAGCAAATCACTACCTCGCCATACTTGCCATTGAAACGATTCCGATAAGAACGTATCGTGTTGAGTACGATATGACGCATCAAATCTTCAGTAACGTCCATACCGTACTTCTTGGAACCCACTTGTTGCATCAGGGATGAAATAATCACCTGACTTAAATCAACTAATATCATAACTACCCTGCTACTCTGACAGTCTTCCATCCCATTTGATGTTCTTGGAACTCACCGTAAAACATATCAACCCATGTTCCTGTCTTGAGGTAGGACTGAATGTTACGAATATATCCCTCACACTGATGATATTTTGCCTTCGCACCCTTGATATCATTACGCATCTCTGATTTGTATTTGGTCATCAGTGACTTCTGCGTCTTGATGTACTGTTTGCAGTTCTGCATTGACAGTGGATGATCCTCATCGAGTTGTAACACAGTTGAGTGAATAGTCTTGTATTCAGGTTCACCTTTTGCTGCTCTTGCTTTTGCAAGACGTTCACGCAACTCGTCACGTTGCTCTTCAGTCAGTTTGCGTTTCTTTGTCATTACGCATCTCCATTTCAAACAAGTCATGATCTAAATCTGAGTTTACATTATAACCCATATTAACCATCATGTCAAGTTTCTCTTGTTCCTCTTCAGATGCCTCTCTGCCACTGACCAACCATAAAGACTCAAATAGTTCATATTTTGCCATCGAGGACTCCCTTCAGCAGTCCTTCCCATTGGGCGAGTGTCAACTCCCAATTGTAGAAGTTGTCTACAAATATCTTCTGAATCCTCATGCGTTCTTGCATGTTTTGAATTTCTTTGATTGTGCCGTACAATGTGTTTGCAAACACGTTCGCATGAATCCGATTCTGTTCTGTCCACGGATATATTAAACCAAACTTATTGACCGTCTCTGGTAATGCACCCATGTTCGGGCACACTACCGCACACCCCGCACTCATTGCTTCTAAAGCGGCAATACATGATGTCTCTGGCCAAATGCTAGGATATGCAAAAATGTGTGCCCTCGTGAGTGCCTCCCGAACCACCTCGTTTGGTTGAAACCCGTGATAGGTCATGTTCGGATGCGCTTTAATTTTTTCAAACAGTGCCTCATATGGTTTGTCTCTTTGGTTCCACCCATAAATGGAGAATGATGAAAATACATCTAGATGAATATCAACGTCTGTCTGTTCAATCATCTGCTCAATCACAGGAACTAGAATCTCTAAACCTCGATGTGGTGTGGTGTGATAGATGAGTCTGATCGGACCATCAAATTCTTTCTCGTGCTCTTCAATCGGTGTCACTGCATTAGTGATGACAACACCCTTCTGATATGGCACACCTAATCCCATGTTATACGTTTGCTGTTGGTGATGCGATACAAACACCAATTGGTCAAACCGTTCCAAACTTTTAGGGTCTTTGAGGTGTTGACTTTCGGGGTCATCCCAAGTGTCGTGTAACCACAGAATGTTTTTCTTATTTGGGTCAATCTTACGCACTCGTGAACAGATGATGTGAAACTTATCCCGCAATTCGGGGTCAAGTCGATCCATCAATCCATGATACATGTTCTCTGTACCACCCTTACTGTTGGGTGCTGTGCCATTATCATTCAATCCATCGTCTGTACCGATTTTGAATGTATCGTCACCTGTCACTTTCAGTTGTGTTTTCATTTTAGTTTGTCAAACCCCCGACCTGTTTTTGTATCATAACACCATTCCACGAATCCATTGATAAACTTACGATAGAGTTCGGTGTCAACTTCTTTATTGACAATATTTTCATAGAGGCAACGACCGTATGTACGAATAGGTTTCTCAAATAGAATTGCCTCGTACCCTGTACCTGAATTGATGACATGCACTTCCGAACAATCTTCCATCAAATCGTGTAGGTGTACATTCTCAATCCACGTTGCGTGTTCGTGCTTCAGTGTCTCTTTCTTGAGTTCAGACATTGAACTCGGATTGACAGGATGTCCTTTGACAACAATCTGCTTACCTTGTTCCTTTGCGTATTCAATCGACTGCTTGAGACCGTCAATTACTTCCACATCAGAAT